CTTGGGAGACTCTCTACAGGGACATTGATAAAAAGCTCCCGACAAAAGTCCTCGATGCAGACAAGCTCCAAGAACAAATTATGGAGCTTCGTGAAAAGATTAGTACCTCTAGGGAAAATCTTCAAGAGGTAATTACATACAATGAACAGATTGAAAGACATAACACAAGAATTGGAATTATTCTTGAACAAACGGGACAATTTGAGGCAGACCTTAGTATCAGCGAGTCTAAACTTAAGAGTGCAGAAAGCAAACTGGCGATACTTGAAACACTTAAAAAAGCGTTCTCAACAAACGGACTTCTTGCATATAAGATAGAGTCCCTGGTAAAAGAGTTAGAAATTCTTACAAACGAATATCTAGCAGAGTTTAGCGATGGCAGATTCGCCATCAATTTTGTAGTGGAGAATGATAAATTAAATGTGGAAGTCTCAGATAATGGCAATATTATTGACATTCTTGCTCTTTCTAGCGGCGAGTTAGCTAGAGTAAATATTGCAACATTAGTATCGATTAGAAAGTTAATGACTTCGATTAGTAGAAGTCAAATAAATGTTCTTTTCCTTGACGAAGTAAACCAAGCTTTAGATGAAGTTGGAAAAGAAAAAGTAGTGGAAGTATTATTAAAAGAAGAAACTTTAAATACTTATATGGTTTCACATGGTTGGACACACCCATTACTAGAGAAAATTGAAATAACAAAAGAGGATAATATTAGTTATCTTGAATAGCAACACAAAAGTATATCTTGACACGAACTTAAAAAAGTGTTATAATATATGTCTTATGGAGAAGAAATGAAAGTAGAAATTTATAGCATACCAAACTGTACTTATTGTAAGAAAGCTAAGTTCTTAGCTGACCATGTAGATGAAGTAACAGAGGTATCATACAAAATGATTGGAAAAGATTTTTCTGCGGCTGACGTTAGGGATTTATTTCCTGGTGCTAGAACATTTCCACAAATACTAGTAGACGATAAGCATATCGGTGGCTATGTAGAACTGGAGAAGTTAATTGGTTAATGGTAGAAGAAAAGGACATGACGCAGAAATAAAAGCTGCCGCCATGTTAGAAAGATATACAGGACAAACTTTTATACAAACACCNGGCTCNGGTAGTGGTAAGATTAAAGGTGACTTGATGGTAGAACATAAAAAGAATCTATTTACAATAGAGATTAAGTTCTATCGTGATATGGCATTTAATCATAAAATATTTACACAAAAGAGCAATACCTTTGTAAAGTGGTGGTCTAAATTAGTAAAACAAGCGGAACAAATGAATCAAGAACCCTTGTTAATATTTAAAGAGAATCACTCACAATGGTACGTGGCAACGACAAGAAAGCCATGTTACAAAAAACATATGTACATAAACTGGCTAGGGTGTTATATCACGTTAGCTGAAAAATTTTTAGAAACTCAAGAAATGGAATTTACAAATGGCGATACAATTTATGAACCATGGAAAGCCGACCCCGAATGGGAACTTGTTGATTGTTGATGGACTCAATCTAGCTTTTCGATGGAAACACCAAGGTACTACAGACTTCGAACATGAATATGTAAGAACTGTACAATCTTTGGCAAAGTCCTATAACTGTGGAGAGATAGTCGTATTAGGCGATGGCGGTAGTAATTATCGTAAAGAAATCTATCCAGAGTACAAAGCAAATCGTAAAGAACGATATGCAGAACAAACTGAAAAAGAAGCAAAAGAATTTGAAATGTTCTTAGCAGAATTTTCAACTACACTTAAAACTTTATCTCGTAAGGGTTATCTTACACTAAAGTATGCAGGTGTAGAGGCTGATGATATAGCCGCACTTATTACACAGAATCGAGAAGAATTAGGTCTTGATGAAATATGGATGGTGTCATCAGATAGAGACTGGGATTTACTAGTCGATGGTAACATTAGTAGATTTTCTACAGTTACCAGAAAAGAAACAACACTCCTAAACTGGGACGAGCATTATGACTTTGACCCTGAGTACTTTTTAACATATAAGTGCTTAACTGGAGATAAAGGAGATAATGTTCCTGGTGTTGATGGAATCGGGCCTAAGAGAGCCACACAGATTATACAACAGTATGGAGATATCTTTGATATTATGGCGAGTTTGCCAATAGAAGGAAAGTACAAATTCATTCAGAACTTAAATGAGTTCGGAGAAGAAGGACTAGAGATTGGATTAAAACTCATGGACTTAACTTATGACGTAGACGGAGCAGTCTTAGGTCATTCAAAAGAAATTATAGGATTAGTAGAAGATTATGTCAGTAAAAATTGATTTTAGTAAAGATACCCTTTTAGATAGTTTTGCATTAGCAACTCTAAAAGATAGATATATGGTAGGTGATGAGACTTCACCTCAAGAAGCTTTTGCTCGTGCTGCAGTTGCTTTTGCAGATGATGATGACCATGCACAAAGACTATACGATTATGTAAGTAAGTTGTGGTTTATGTTTGCAACTCCTGTATTATCAAATGGAGGTACTCGCAGAGGGTTACCTATTAGTTGTTTTTTAAATCATGTAGATGATAGTAGAGAAGGAATAACAGACCATTTTGTAGAAAATGCGTTCTTAAGTTCTTTTGGAGGAGGTATTGGAGGAAACTGGAGTGACGTTAGATCTATGGGAAGTAAAACTTCTAAAGGCTCTGAGTCTACTGGTGTAATACCTTTTATAAAAGTTGTAGATGCTGAAATGTTGGCGTTTAGCCAAGGAGTAACTAGACGGGGTAGTTACGCTGGATATCTACATATTTCCCACCCCGAAATAGAGGAGTTCTTAGATGTTAGAAAACCTACTGGCGGTGACACGAACCGCAAGTGTACTAATCTTCACCACGGGATCGTTATATCTGATGCTTTCATGGAGCTTATACACTCCGCTTCAAAGTATCCTGATTTCGATGACAGTTGGAATTTGGTTGACCCTCACTCACAAGAAATAAAGAAAACTGTTTCTGCAAGAGCTTTGTGGGTAAAGATATTACAAAACAGAATAGAAACAGGGGAACCTTATGTAATGTATGAAGATGCAGTTCAAAATGGGTTGCCTGAGTTTCAAAAGAAAAAAGGATTAAAAGTACATCATTCCAATTTATGTAGTGAAATTACTCTTGCAACAGACGAAGAGAGAACAGCAGTATGTTGTCTTTCTAGTGTAAATTTAGAGTACTATGATGAGTGGAAAAATCATCCCTCATTCATCCCCGACTTGATTAGGATGCTAGATAATGTATTAACTTACTTTATTGAAAATGCACCTAGTCAACTAGATAAAGCTAAGTTCAGTGCTTACAGGGAGAGAAGTATTGGGCTTGGTGCAATGGGGTTTCATGCGTACCTGCAAAAGAATAGTATTCCTTTTGAAAGTGCTATGGCAGGTGGCACTAATTTAGAAATGTTTGCGTTCATAAAAAGACACGCAGACAATGAAACTAGAAAACTTGCAGCAGAAAGAGGTGCTTGTCCAGATGACGATTCTTGCACAGTAAGAAATGCTCATCTATTGGCAATCGCTCCTAACGCTAGTTCTAGTATTATTTGTGGAAACACAAGTCCAAGTATTGAACCATATAGAGCCAATGCTTATACACAAAAAACAAAAACAGGAAGTAACTTAGTAAAAAATAAATTCTTAGATGCAATCATCAAAGAAAAAGTTACTCCAGAACTGTATGAAGAAACATGGTCAAGTATAGTTGCGAACAAAGGAAGTGTTCAACACTTAGATATACTAGATGAATGGGAGAAAGATGTATTCAAAACAGCAGTTGAAATCAATCAGGCATGGGTAGTGGAACACGCTTCAGTTAGACAAGAATTTATTTGTCAGTCTCAAAGTGTAAATCTATTCTTCCCACCTGATGTAAATAAAGGGGATTTGCATAATGTTCACATGTTAGCATGGGCAAAGAACTTAAAAACATTATATTACCTAAGAAGTGAAGCTATTGGTCGTGCCGATAATGTATCTTCTTTGGCTAAAAGAGAGATAATTTTTGAACAATCAGATTGTCTAAGTTGCGAGGGATAAATGAGCAAACTATTAGAAGAAAGAGACTATTATAAACCTTTTGATTATCCTTGGGCATTTGAGTTTTACAAAAAACAACAACAAATGCATTGGTTACCTGAAGAGGTACCACTCCAAGATGATATTAAAGATTATAACGTAAAACTATCAGAAGGCGAAAGAAAACTTATAGATAACATATTTAAGTTTTTTACACAAGCCGATGTAGATGTATGTTGTGGATATGCAAAGCATTATCTTCCAACATTTAAAGTACCAGAAATAAGAATGATGCTAGTAAGTTATGCTGCTATGGAAGCAGTACACCAAGAAGCGTATTCTTTATTACTGGAGACATTAGGAAAATCAGATGACCAATATACAGAGTTTTTTGAAATACAAGCTATGGCAGAAAAGCATGAGTATTTAACTGATTTTAATATGTCAAACGCCCACGAGATTGCAAAAACAATGGCAGTCTACAGTGGGTTTACAGAAGGAGTACAACTATTTAGTAGTTTTGCTATACTTCTAAACTATCCTAGACATAACCTTATGAAAGGTATGGGGCAGATAGTAACATGGTCTATAAGAGATGAGTCACTTCACGTTGAAGGATTATCAAAACTCTTTAGGGCTTTTATTGCAGAAAATCCAGAAATATGGACAGATAAACTGAAATACGAGATATATTGCGCAGCTGAACGCGTTGTTGAACTAGAAGATAAATTTATAGATGTTTGTTTTGATAAAGCAGACATTCCTGATTTAACAGCGAAAGAAGTAAAAGAATATATCAGATATATTGCAGATAGAAGATTATTAGGTCTAGGAATGAAAAACATATTCCATAGCACCACTAATCCACTGCCTTGGATTGATATGCAAGTAAATGCAGTTGAGCATACCAACTTTTTTGAAAACCGTGCTACCGAGTATGCTAAGGCAAGTACACAAGGAAACTGGCAGGATATATTTAAATGAGCAAAGAATCAATCACAATCGATAGCGTAGAGCATTTAATTGAAGACTTATCTAAAGAACAACAAGCTATAGTCATGTCTATAAATGAGGCAGATAAAGAGATTGAAAGAAGTAAACATCTTATAGCTATATGTCAAACAGCAAGACAGGCTTATATTAATGATTTAGGTAATCAATTAAATAGTGGCGAAGTTGGTGAAGAAGAAAGTTAGATTTTACATATTAACAACTGCATCAAACAGGTTTTTAAAGTGGGGTTCTAAGGATGCTATCGATGATAGTAATTATAAAAACTTAAAACTCCATTTTGAACCTAGATGGTCTAACATACCGTATAAAGATGCAGTTGTTGTTATAAATACTCTAAACAATAAAAAATATGAAAAGCTAGTACAAGATTGGTGTAATTTAAAAGGTATCGAATGTCATATAACCAAATCGAATGGGAGTCCAGGGAAAGGTAAAAATGAATTACTAAAGATATTTGAAAAATCTGACGATGATTACATGGTGCAGATAGATGGCGATGATATACTAACCCCCTATGGGGTTTATCTGTATAAGAATCTTGCAAATAATAACCCGCCTGATAGTGTAATTATCTATCATCAGTGGGCACAAACTGTAGATAAATATGGTCAACGAAAGTTTCATGGAATTATGAACAATGATAATAGACCATCTAATCAATCTAAAGACAGTAAAATGATTTATGTCCAAGTACATAATATGTATATGAATATGCCTGAGTATAGAAAAGACATAGATGCCATGGGTGGAGTCAGTGGAGCTGTAAAAATATTTACACAGTACACAAGTGACATTCATGATTTGGCACGAACATACAATGAAACATATTGGTCAGCAGAAAAAGAAAGGGAACTAGTAGATAATCACTGTAGACCAGTATGGTATTCAAAGAAAACAGCTAAGTACAGATTTGATGAAGAGATGAAGATAGGAGAAGATACAAGATACTATCTACAACTAAAAACTGCACATTTTAATGGAGACTTAGTAGTAAAAAGATTACAAGAAATTCCCTGTAGTTATGTTTATAATATGATTTATGGTGGTCTTGTAATGGAACACTCAATGAACATGACTAATTTAAAATGGATGCGTTTATATATGATTAATCTACAGAAAGATATTGAAGAAGGAAAAGTAAAAAGAAATCCAAACTTACCTGATTTGTTTCCCTCTTTACCTGAAACAATTAATGACTATCATATAACTGAAACTATAGTAGAGGATGAAGTTACTGCACAGTATGATAAACGTATACAAGAACTAAAAACAAAGATAGATATATTAAAACATGGTGCTTCTCAAGACTGGCGTAAATTGGCTAGAAGTATGGGTGTAAAGTATATGGCAACAAAGTACCCTTTCCATATGAATATACCTGTAACACAGCCAAATGAATACGGTCAAGAGCATTACTTTCACAAAAGGATAGTTGAATGAAAATTTTTATAGGTTATGAGTCTACATACCCAGAAATGTTTGAGGTGTGCAAAAAAAGTATACTTCGTTACAATTCCAATCATGAAATCATACCACTCAAAAAATCGGAAATATCAGAATATACTCGTCCACATCAAGGCGAGAGTACGGAATTTGCTTTTACTCGTTTTCTAGTACCACAGCTCTGTGACTACAAAGGGGAAGCTTTATTCTGTGATGGAGATTTCTTATGGCTCTGTGACCCTGAAGAAGTTATGGATTATTTTTCCGATGAACATGCAGTTCATGTAGTAAAACATCCTAATTTTCTCGTTCAAACCAGAAAAATGAAAGGCAAGAAAAATCAAAGCTATCCTAGAAAATACTGGTCAAGTCTTATGCTTTTCAATAATCCTAAGTGTACGGAACTTACTTATGATTATGTAAACCAAGCCCCAGCGGGTGCATTGCATGAGTTGCGGTGGGCGGACAGCATAGGGGAACTTCCCGCGCAGTTCAATGCCATGATAAATTATTACAAATTCAAACGACCAAAAGCACTACATTTTACAGATGGCGGTCCTTGGTTAAATATAAACGATAGCTCGGAGTACACAGCAAAATGGATGAAACTTTACAAAAGTTAACAGAAAACAAAAACTTAATACTTGTGGGAAATTCAGTAGAAATTCTACAGTATGACTTTGGAGATTATATAGATAGTTTTGACACAGTTGTAAGATTTGGTAAAGGAATACCAGAAGACCAAATGGTTCAACATGTTGGTAAGCGTATGGATATATGGATTACAGGGTGGTTAAGAATGGTGCATTGGGGAGAAGCTAAACATGCTTATCCATTATTTAATCGCTGCCGTATACACTTGGACAAATACCCCCACCATAAAGGGCCACCACCGTTTGGACATAAACATGATATGTGGTCAGATGAAGAACTTCACAAAATTTTCAATAAGATTGGAGCAAAAAATAATACTATTGGGGGAGGTCGTCCAAGTGCAGGATTTCTTGGTATTTTATATTTCTTAAAAAAATGTAAGTGTAAAAGCATAACTTTAATTGGTTTCGATTTCTTTTCTAAAAAATTGCCAATTAAAACAGGAAAAGATTATCCGTCAAGTTGGCATATGCCCATTTCAGGCACAGAAAAAAATCCACACAATTCAAAAAAAGAAAAAGAAATAGTACAACGATGGGAGAAAGAAGGTAGGTTAAATTGGAAAATATTATCTGATTTAAATGAGGAAATGTTAAAGTTTACCTAGTCTATAACCTACTTTAATCAATTGACTCGCAGTTGACTTTTGTCTCGTAGTTTTTATCATTAAATTTTCACATAGCCTTGAATCTCTAAGATTTACAGGAATCCTATCAATTAAATTAGCATATAACTCCCAAGGGAAAGATAATTGTTTGCCCGCAGTTAAATCTGTATAGTTAGATTCTAAAGATGTTGTCGGTAAGGCTAATGTAAAACATTTTCTTAGCATGACATTATAGTTTAAAAATTCTTTTGAAGGTAAAGCATCCCATTCTATCAATAAGTCACTTTTACCTGACATGTATCTAGGTAACACTCCGTGTTCTGCTTCGTGTAATTTTGTAAAAAAGTATTTGTTAGTAGAAGCTAAAACTCTGCTATCGTAGTCATTATAAAATCCTCTTTCATAAAATAATTCATTATCGTGTAGAGTTTTTAACTTATCATAATTTATTAAGAAAAAGTTTGTATCCCAATTTGCAGGCATATCTGCTTTTGCAAAATCTAGCATGCCATAATAAGCAGAAAACTGTTTATGTCCTACAAAGGTTTTCTTCCTAGATAAATGAGATAGTTTTTTTACGAAAAAACTTTCATCAGGTATTTCATTATTCCAACCATGTTTTAAAAATATTCTATTTCCACTTGCATATAATATTCTTTTATGTAATCCTCTATCTTTCCAGTGTAGTCTTAAATGTTGAATAGCTCTTGCTGCAAAGTCTTTTTGCCAATAGCTTTCATATATTTTTACATTAGTAATATTATCAAATATCCAATTTACAGGTAAGTCATCAAAGTGTTTTTCGTCCACGTATAGATGTAAACGAAATTCCTCGTCTTCTTTGTCTATAAGGGATGCAATAGTGAAATAACTCCACTTTGGATTCCATGTATGTACTATCTCAATCATTTGTCTTTTTATACTCCCAAAAATTATTTAAATATAACTCTAGTCTTTGTTTTGCATCTGTGTCGAAGGAAAATATTATCCCCGAGTTTTTTGCAGAAAGTATCTTTTTAATTGCTAAGTGTCCATCTTTGTTTGAACATGCTTCATAAATACTTTCATATGTTAATAAACTTTTTTCTCTTTCTTTTTTTGTGTAACTTATCATGCTTAAATGTTTTTTAAGTAACAGTGCAATAAGCCCCATCTCACTATTTGGCATTGTCCCCACATGAGAACAGTTCATAAGTAACTCCATGCCTCCACTTTTTTTATCTAAAACATTTTCTTTTCCGAATTTTCTTTTTAGTTTAGCAATAAATATAGGTGCAGTAATTGGGTGTGGTTTTATTACGTACCCTTTATCTACTAAGTTTTTTATTCTTCCTTGGTGAACACAATCTTTTTTGCAAAGTAAGTTTGAGCCGGGTGGAAATATTACTTTATCATATGTTTCTTCTGGAACTTTTAAATGATACTTATTTCTAAGATTTTTTATTATTCTATTTACTCGCACTTCGTCTATTTCTATGTCTGATTTTGCGATTCTGTTCATTAGTCTATCATTTATTTTGATAGATGGTACTCTCAAATATATTCCTGCACCTAAAAAATCTGTGTATAACCATTTTCTAATAGTATATAATTCGTTAGTATTAAACCATAAATCATATTCAAACTCACAACCGCCCCATGCATCAGGTATTAAGTCTCTTTTCATTTTTGCCAATTCGTCTAAATCTTCTTTAGGTCTTAATGAAGACCCAGACTTAAATATGTGGGTATTTTGATTGCCTAGTTCTTCTACAGTAGATAAAGGTACTAATCTATTTGCTTTTTTGCTTTTTTGTACTTTCATTTTTTAGCTGTTGATTAAGTTCTATAATTTTCTTTTCTTGTTGTTTTAGTCTTTCTTCAAATTCGTGTATTGAATCAAAGAGAGCCGAGGATAGACTTTCTATCTTTCCATTTAGATATTTTACATCAATATCGTCGTCATGTAATTTCATTGTTATTCCTTAGGTAATTATTAGTTTTCCGACCACTGGCTACCATCCCAGAAGGACGCATTAAATGCTTCTGCACTGGATACTTCTGTATCAAATATTGTTCCAGCTGCTGATGCGGTAATTCTTTCAAACACTTGCGTAGACGTATCAAAGGTTGTTGTAGTTGTAGGAGTTGTCGTCCTAGTTGTATCTGATAATCTACTTGTTTGTATAGTTGTTGTTGTTGTTAGACCTGTTGCAAATACAGTAGTTCTAGTCGTATTAAATACTGTGCTTGTAGCAAATACTGTTGTTCTTGATGTATCTGTAGTTCTTGATGTATCAAAGGTAGAAGTAGTACTTCTGCTTGATCCAGTGGCTCTACTTGTAAGAGTCGCTAATGTTGTATTAAACGTAGATACTGTATTTTGTGAAGTAACCGTTCCTCTACTTGTGAGAGATGCTCTAGAAGTCGCAAAAGTAGAAACTGTATCTCTGACTGTAACTGTACCTCTAGTTGTTTCTGATAATCTACTAGTGTTAAATGTAGAGATTGTATCTTTTGAAGTAAGTGTACTTTTACTTGTTCCTGTTGCAGTACTAGTGTCAAAAGTAGTTGTAGTACTTTTACTTGTTCCAGTACTTCTAGTTGTAAGAGTTCCTTGACTAGTAGCATAGGTTGTTGTTGTTGCTCTACTTGTAAGAGTCGCTAGTGTTGTATCAGTTGCTTTACTTGTATTGAATATTGTAGTTGTATTTTTACTAGTTTCTGTAGCTCTTGTTGTATCAGATAGTTTGGAAGTATTAAATGTTGTGTCTGTTGCTCTACTTGTTCCTGTTGCTCTCGTTGTATCAGATAGTCTAGTAGTATTAAATGTTGTAGTTGTACCTCTGTCTGTAATAGTTGCTAATGTTGTATTAAATACTGTAGTTGTTGTTCTACTCGTGCCGGTAGCCCTAGAAGATAATCTTGAAGTCTGATACGCTGTTGTAAATTCTGTAGTTCTACTTGTATTAGTAGTTTGAGTAGTAGTATAACTTGTTGATTGTGATGTACTACTTGTTCTACTTGTATTTGTTGAGAAGCTAGTATTATACGTAGTTGATTGTGATGTACTACTTGTTCTACTAGTGTTTGTTGATCGAATAGTATTATAACTCGTTGCTTGAGAAGTATTAGTGCTTCTTGCAGTATTTGATAATCTAACTGTATTATAACTTGTTGATTGTGATGTACTACTTGTTCTACTTGTATTCGTACTTCTAATTGTATTATAACTAGTTGAAATACTTGTTGTTGTACTTACAGAAGTATTTGTATTCCTTGTAGTAGCAAATGAAGTGTTATTTGTAAATGCTGTTACTCTACTTGTATTTGTGCTTCTTGTAGTAGCAAATGATGTGTTGTCTACATATGCTGTTAGTCTACTTGTATTTGTGCTTCTTGTAGTAGCAAATGAAGTGTTGTCTACATATGTTGTTATTCTTGCTGTATTTGTGTTATATGTAGTACTTCTTGTAGTATTATCTGTATACTCCGTTGTTCTTGCTGTATTTGTGTTTCTAGTAGTAGCTTGAGAAGTATTGTCTACATATGCTGTTAGTCTACTTGTATTTGTAGAATTTGTAAATCCTGTATTTCTAGCGGTATTTGTAGCAAATGATGTATTTCTACTTGTGTTTGTAGAATTTGTAAACCCTGTAGAGTTAGTAAATCCTGTACTTCTACTTGTGTTTGTACCTCTTGCGGTATTTGTAGCAAATGATGTATTTCTACTTGTGTTTGTACCAAAAGATGTAGAGTTAGTAAATCCTGTATTATCTGAATACTCCGTTAACCTTGCAGTATTCGTAGCAAATGATGTATTTCTACTTGTGTTTGTAGAGTTTGTAAATGATGTAGAATTTGTAAACCCTGTATTTCTACTTGTATTTGTAGCATTTGTAAATGATGTAGAGTTAGTAAATCCTGTACTTCTAGTTGTTCCATATGAAGTACCTCTACTTGTATTTGTGCTTCTTGTAGTATTATTTGAATACTCGTATGCTGTTATAGTGTTGACGTAAAAAGCGACCTCCTGGCCGCTACTGAAGAAAGTATAATTAAAGTAGTTATAAGTAAATGCTGTAGTTGTTGACTGTGACGCTGGCCCTCCAGTTACGTAGGTAGTATTTACTGCAGCTAGTGCTGTATTTCTAGAAGTGTTATATGCTGTGTTTCTTGCTGTATTTGTGTTTCTTGATGTAGCGGTATTATCTGAATACTCTGTTAATCTTGCAGTATTTGTATTTCTAGCTGTGTTAGTATTTGCTGCAAACTCTGTTAATCTACTTGTATTATTTGTAAATCCTGTATTTCTACTTGTGTTTGTACCTCTTGATGTAGCAGTGTTTCTTGTAGTATTTACACCAAACTCTGTTAATCTACTTGTATTATTTGTAAATCCTGTATTGTCTGTNTATGCTGTTACTCTCGCTGTGTTCGTATTTCTGGCTGTGTTAGTATTTACTGCATACTCTGTTAATCTGGTTGTATTATTTGTAAATCCTGTGCTTCTAGCAGTATTTGTATTTACCGCTGCTAGTCCTGTATTTCTACTTGTGTTTGTAGCAAAAGCAGTATTGTACGAAGTACTATTTGTAAAGCCTGTACTTCTTGATGTATTCGTAGCAAATGATGTATTTCTTGTAGTACTATTTGTAAACCCAGTACTTCTACTTGTATTTGTAGATTGAGTTGTAGTATAAGAAGTATTTACTGCAGCTAGTGCTGTATTTCTAGAAGTATTTGTAGATTGAGTTGTAGTATAAGAAGTATTTACTGCAGCTAGTCCTGTGTTTCTTGATGTAGCGGTAGATTGAGTTGTATTGTAAGTTGTACTTGCTACAAAAGCAGTAACCGTAGCATGGTTAGTGTTTCTAGTAGTAGCAAATGAAGTATTATCTGTGTATGTTGTTGTTGTATCAAACGTTGTAGTTCTGCTAGTAGCAAAACTAGTATTATCTTGATATGCTGTTGTTGTAGCAAATGTCGTTGTTCTACTTGTAGCAAAACTGGTGTTGTCTGCGTATGCTGTTGTTGTATCAAACGTTGTAGTTCTGCTTGTTGACTGAGATGTATTATCTGTGTATGCTGTTGTTGTATCAAACGTTGTAGTTCTGCTAGTAGCAAATGAAGTACTATTTGTAAATTCTGTTAACCTATTTGTTAATATAACGGTATCAAAGAACGTTGTAAATGTAGTTGTTGTTTCGTATGCAGTCGTAGTACTTTTTGTAGTGTTAAACGTTGTAATAGTAGTAAAATCAGTTGTAGTCGTAAGTGTTGTATTAAACGTTGTAGTTGTAGTAAAAGTTGTCGTGGTATTATATGCAGTAGTTGTACTTAGACTAGTTTCAAATACTGTTGTAGTTTCAAAGGTAGTAGTTGTATTAAAAGCTGTGGTTGTACTCTTACTTGTATTAAACGTTGTAGTTGTAGTAAAAGTTGTAGTAGTATTAAACTCAGTAGTAGTAGTAGTGTTGGTATCAAACGTTGTAGTAGTAGCAAATGTAGTAGTTGTATTAAATGCCGTGATTGTACCTTGAGTAGTAGCATAAACTGTAGTTGTGTTAAATGCTGTAACAGTACTGAAAACTGTTGTTGTTGCAATGGTAGTATTAAATGTTGTAGTTGTATTGAACGCAGTAGTAGTAGTAAAATCAGTAGTTGTAGTTGTATTTGTATTAAAGGTTGTAGTTGTGTTAAATTGCGTTGTAGTTGTAAAATCTGTAACAGTAGTAATTGTTGTATTAAACGTAGTGGTTGTGTTAAATGCTGTAGTAGTTGTGAATGCAGTTGTCGTATTTACTGTAGTTGCAAACACTGTAGTAGTTGCGAATGTAGTTACTAAATTAGTTTCTGTACTTCTTGATGTATTAAACTCTGTTGTTCTACTAGTATTGAAAGTTGTTGTTGTATTGTAGTTTGTATCAAAAGCAGTGGTAGTGTTAAATGTTGTGACAATGTCAGTTGTATTTGTTACGCTTGACGTTGCAGTATTTCTTGATGTTTCATGCACGGCAGAGAACGGCCCAGCTAAGTTACCGTTATCGTTTACATATACTTCATTGACCCTTCGTATTGTTCCGCTATCATTGATTGCAAGAAAGGATATCTGACGTAATGTGCCACTATCATTAACATATATTGCCATGTTTTAACTCGAATAAACAAACCATACATGACCATCACTTGTGCCTGTGGTATTTGTTGGTGCTGTTGTTGTTATTGTAAAGGGTAGTCTAGCTTTTGCGATAGTACCTGAGCCTACTTTATTAGCAGCTACTGCACCTTCAAAGTTCCTACTAGCATCGATAACATCACTACCATCAATTTTTAATCCTGCGTCTTCGATATTAAAGTCTAATTTTTGTCCCATTTTATACCTCTATTGTTGTCCTGATAAATTTGAACGCCATACTATCTGTACTTGCTGGCGTTGCTCTTAATCTTATATTACCTGATACTAAGTCTGCATCAAATGCTGCTTGTGCTCCATTTTCAAATATAGATGCGTACTGTGTTAAGTATACATCTGTACCATCATGGAATAATAAAATTTCTATTGCTTGAAAATCTGTGTCTGTTGAATTATGTACTTGTACTAAGTACTTAGCAGTTCTAAATGTAGCGGCTGCAAAACTGTCTAGTGTAAATTGTGTTGTACTTGATGAAGTTCCTGTTCCTACATCAAAACCTGCTACTTCATCTATGTGAAGTTTCTGTTGTGGTGCTGAATCTTGGATACCTAAGTTACCAACTACATTTGTTGTATCGGCACCATCTCCAAGTGTAACTGCTCCAGAGAATGTAATGTTCCCTGTCATGTTTTTACCACCAAGTGCTGCACTTGATAATTGTGTTGTTGTTACAGAATTATTTGCAATCTCACTTGACCCAACAGCGTTTGCTGCTATCTTAGCTGATGTTACAGAGTTAGCTCCTAGTTTTGCATTTGTTACATTACTATTAGCAATCTTTGCCGTTGTTACTTGTGAAGTTCCAATATGAATAGTATCAATACTACCCGATACGAGTTCTGATGAATCTACTGAGTTTGCAGCTAGTTCTGATGAACCTACTTGTCCTGTTCCTATTTGTGTGCTAGTAATAGAACCGTCTGCTATCTTAGCTGCTGTTACACAGTTATCCGCTAATTCTGCTGTTCCTACAATACCGTTTTGGATTATACCAGCCGTGACCGAGTTAAGTGCTATTTCGCTTGTTCCAACAGCATTACCAGCTATCTTTGCACTTGTTACTGAGTTTGCTCCAATATGTATAGTGTCTATTGAACCTGTTACTAGTTCTGCGCTATCTACTGAGTTACTTGCTAATTCTGTTGCTGTTATAGACCCTGCAACTATTTTTGACTGAGTTACTGAATTATCTGCTAAATCTGCTGTTACAATACTACCGTTTACTATCTTTGATGAGTTTACAGAGTTTGCTGCTAGTTTACCTAGTGTTACTTGTGCGTCTGCAATATGTGCTGTATCAATACTGCCATCTACATAATGTTCTGAATCTATAGAATCATCTGCAATTTTTGTGCCATCTACTGCATCAGCGGCTAACTTTCCATTAGTAATTGCTAAAGCATCTATACGATTAGTAGTTACTTGCTGTGAGCCTATGTGTCTTGTTAAAACTGCACCTGATATAATTTTTGTTGCATTTATATTGTTATCTGCAATATTTGCTGTTAAGATTGTATTTGCTGCTATCTCAGCTGTTGTAATACTTCCTGCTACAATCTTACTTGCATTTACAGTATTGTCTGCTATTGCACTTGCTGTTCCTGTTAAGTTACCTGTAACATTTCCTTCTACGTTTGCTACAAGTGTGCCTGTTGTATAGCCTGTTCCTTCTGTGTTTACTACTGTAGTCGGTACAGTCTGTAAATCTTTAAATATTTTCCATTTACCTGAGTCTCCAGCATCTCTGAAGAAACCTGTGTATTTGTCTGTGCCTGCTACATCATACAGTCCGTAAAAACCGATGTCAACTGTATCTGCTGAGCTGTTTGTTGTTGCTAGTGCAAGTAGTGGGTCTGCTACATTAATTGTTGTAGAAGATACTGTAGTTGTTGTTCCTGATACAGTTAAGTTTCCAGATAACACAACGTTACCTGAGAATGTTTGTCCACCTAGTGCATCTGATTTTAATTCACTTGCACTTACGCTGTTTGCTGCTATCTTTGTTGCGTCTATTGCATTGTCTTGTATTTTTGCAGTTGCTACTGAATTACCTGCTAATTGTGCTGTATTTATTAGACCATCTGTAATATAATTTACACTATCAATAGCATTGTCTGCTATATGTCTTGATACTATTTGGTCTGTTGCAATTTTTCCTGAAGTAACATTGTTATCTGCTATTTTAGCTGTTGTTACTTGTAAGTTTCTAATGTGGGTAGTATCTATACTAGCAGAAATTAATTCTGATGAATCTACTGAGTTTGCGGCAAGTTCTGAAGCACCTACTGCTCCAGCTGCTATATGTGATGCATCGATAACATCTGTACCTATTTTACTTGCTGTTACAGAGTTAGTTGCTAGTTCGCTTGAAGCTACTTGTCCTGCTCCAATTTTTCCTGCAGTGACAGAGTTAGGGGCTAAATGTATTGCATCTATACTACCTGTAACTAATTCTGCTGAATCTACTGAGTTTGCTGCTATGTGTCTTGCAACTATACTGTCTGTAGCTATTTTTGTTCCGTTTATATTGTTGTCAGCAATGTTTGCTGTTAAAATTGTATTTGCAGCTATCTTACCACTTGTTATAGCAAGGTCTGCAATATCTGCTGTCGCGATTGTTCCATTGACTATTTTTGCTGAAGTGACAGAATTATCTCCGAGTTTGGCAGTTGTGACAGCTCCCGCGGCGATTTTTGCAGTAGTAACCTGTAAAGCTCCTATGTGTATCGTATCGATCGAGCCAGTAATTAATTCTGCACTGTCAACACTGTTTGCTCCAAGTTGAGTGCTAGTGATACTCCCATCAGCAATATGATGGGCAGTAATGTTGTTCGCAGCAATTTTTGCAGTTGTAACTGCATTTGCCGAAATGTGAATTGTGTCGATACTACCAGTAGCAATTTCACTTGAGTCAATTGAATTTTCTGCTATTTCACTCGAGGTTACTGCATTTCCAGCTATCTTCGCAGAGGTAACTTGGCCTGTACCTATATGTATAGTATCAATACTTCCTGATACTAATTCTGAACTGTCTACTGAGTTTGCAGCTAAGCCTGCGGCTGTTACCGAGTTATCTGCTACTGCAGTTACAGCTGTTGCTTGTAGTTCAGCTGCTCCGACAGAGTTTGTTGCTAATTCTGCAGCTGTTACAGAATTTAAAGCTAACTCAGAAGCTGTAATAGCATTAGC